CCGTATTAACTGTATGGTTGCATAACCGTGATGATAAGGAAGCAATTGAATTATTAGGATTAACGGATTCAACTGGTTCAGAAGAAGAACCAGAAGCATCAGCAGCACCAGAAGAAGAACCAGAATTACCGGAACCGTCACCAGACGAACAAATGCCAACAGGCGGACCGACTCCACCTTCCTCAACTGCCCAAACACCTCCGGGTGCACCACCATCACCGGCTGGTCAAATGCCGCCACCGTCGGGCCCTCCTGCAATGACCGCAGAAGGAGCAAAGTTACCAAAAGACTTACGTAAACCGAATTTAAAAAATGTTGCGGAAATGATTAAGAGCTTTTATAACAAGGAAGAACGAAATTTTCCTATTGGCGAGCATGGTGTAGTTACTAAAGTTAGAAAAGAATTTGGTGATTACGCAGCAACATTAGCCGAACGATTAATCAATCATATACGTGTTTCTAACCCACAAAGTTCCGAAATGCAGGTTGCAGAACAAAAGCAATTAGAAGATATTATTAGATTATCCGGCATAAAAAAATAACAAATAATTCTTGCAATTATAAATAGAAGTGTGTATATTAACTTATACACACTTTTTCTTTTTAGGCAGTGGCTTAAAAAGAAATGGCACATAATACATACACAACAAGGAGAAAAATTATGGCATCATTAGCAGAACTTAGAGCAAAACTTTTGGAATCAAGCCAGCAAGGCAACAAGCGTTCAACTGGGGATAATGCACTTTTTGCACATTGGAACGCCCCTGATAATAGTACTACTGTAGTACGCTTTCTCGAAGATGGCGACGCAAGTAATAAGACATTTTGGGTTGAGCGCGGAATTATTAAACTTCCATTTGCAGGAGTAGTTGGCGAAACAAATAGCCGTCCGGTTATTGTAGAAGTTCCGTGCATGGAAAATTGGAAAGAAACTTGTCCTATTGTGCAGGAAGCACGTGGCTTTTATAAGTTGGCCAAGATCGAAGCAGCTAAAGGTGATAAGGCTAAGAGCGATGAATATGAAGAGCTTGGATCTACTTATTGGAAGAAAAAGACTTATTTGATGCAGGGCTTTGTAGTTGATACGAAGCTGGTTGAAGATAATCCTCCGGCAAATCCTATTCGACGTTTTGTAATTAGCCCACAGATCTATCCATTGATCTATAAGGCATTGCTCGAACCAGAGATTGAAGTAATTCCAACTGATCCTGTACGTGGTTTGGATTTCAAGCTTACTAAGGTTCCTAAAGGGAAATTCTCAGATTATAATTCTAGCGGTTGGGCGCGGCGCGAACGTGCATTGACTGAAGCAGAATTGTCTGCAATTGATCAATATGGGTTATTTGATCTTAAGACTTTCCTTCCTAAGAAACCTACCGAAGTGGAGCTTAAGGTTATGATGGAAATGTTTGAAGCATCAGTTGCTGGCGAAGCATATGATCCAAATCGTTGGGCGCAGTATTATAAACCCAAGGGTTCTCGTATGGATGCAGAGTATTCTACTAACACTGATGATACTGATGACACTACATTTAATACAGTATCTAAGGCAGCGCCAGTTGCAGAAGCACCGGTATCAGCAGCTTCAGTTGCAGAAACTTCTACAGCAGCATCTGCAAACGATTCTAATAACGATGCAGCAAAGCGTGCACAGGATATTCTTGCAAAGATCCGTAATCGCAATGCACAATAATTTAGGAGATCAAAATGTCTAAGAATTTTGATATTTCTAAATTTAGAAAGAGTATTACTAAGTCTATTCCGGGTATGGGTATCGGTTTCCGAGACCCTACCGATTGGATTTCAACTGGTAATTATGCATTGAATTATCTTATCTCAGGGGACTTCTTTCGAGGAGTCCCTTTGGGAAAGGTAACTTGTTTTGCTGGCGAATCTGGATCGGGTAAAAGCTATATTTGTTCCGGTAATATTATTAAACATGCCCAGGAACAAGGCATCTATGTTATTCTGATTGATAGTGAAAACGCATTGGATGAATCATGGCTACATAAGCTCGGTGTCGAAACTACTGAAGATAAATTGCTTAAGCTTAATATGGCTATGATTGATGATGTTGGTAAAACTATTAGCGAATTCATGGCAGAATATAAAACAATGCCCGAAACAGATCGAGCAAAGGTGTTGTTTGTTGTTGATAGCTTAGGATTCTTAATGACTCCAACCGAAGTTAATCAGTTCGAAGCTGGCGATATGAAAGGCGATATGGGTCGTAAAGCAAAAGCTCTTAAGGCACTAGTTGCTAACTGTGTTAACATGTTTGGTGCATATAATGTAGGGTTAGTTGCTACTAATCATACCTATGCATCACAGGATATGTTTGATCCAGACGATAAGATTTCCGGTGGACAAGGCTTCATCTTTGCTAGTTCAATTGTGGTTTCAATGAAGAAACTCAAACTTAAAGAAGATGAAGATGGTAATAAAACTTCAGATGTTCTAGGTATTCGTGCAGCGTGTAAGGTCGTAAAAACACGCTATGCTAAACCATTTGAAAGTGTACAAGTTAAGATTCCATACTCAACCGGTATGAGTCCAACTTCTGGACTTGTTGACATGTTTGAGAAGATGGGTGTATTATTTAAAGTAGGTAATAAATTAGCTTATACAGATAGAGAAACTGGAGAAATTATTTCCGAATTCCGCAAAAATTGGACCGAAGATAAACTTAAACTCATTATGGCACAATGGGATGAATCGGTAATTAGAGCAGAAGAACCAATCGATGATGTAACGGAGGAAGATAATGGATGAGAGCTTAATTATGGAAATCTGGGATACATTTAAAGAATATATTCCTGAAAAAAATAAAGATAATGCTGCAAGACAGTATGTAGATTATTTGCTTGGTAAAGAGATTAGCGCTAAAGACCTAGAAGCATATCTCGGATACGACACCCATCTCGACGACGCTATTACCGATGTAGTAGAACATAGCGATGACGAAGAAGAGGAGTTTGAGGAAGACTCGTTCGAAGATGACGAGGATTACTAATGCCTCAATGGTACGCAAAGGTGAGCAGAGATCTTGCTCACCTTCCTGCTTGTATTGATTATTTTTATAATGAACTGGATGCTGCGAAGAAAGAAGTTAAACTCTATGGCAATATAGAAAAAGCTGCTTCGCAGCTTCCAGGTATCGTAGAACAACGATTCAATCAATTACAGGAAATCGAAGCAATATTAGAATATCTTAATATCGAATTAAGACGCGTACGAAGTAAAACTTTTAAAAAATATCTCGAAACTTATCAAAGAGCACTAAGTTCTCGAGATGTTGAAAAATATGTTGATGGTGAAGCTGATGTCGTTGATATGGAAAAGATTATTAACGAGTTTGCATTATTAAGAAATCAATGGCTCGGAATCATCAAAGCAGTCGACCAAAAACAATGGCAGATAACAAATATTGTGAAATTAAGAGCCGCAGGGCTCGAGGATGTAAGCGTATAAAATGTTTATCGAAGATCTAATCGACCGACTGGCATGCGAAGGAAATTATATGTTTAGTAGTTCCCTATCGATATCATCTAACGATTTTAAATTAATGTCTAGTTTTTCTACGCAGATAGCACATGGTCGTGGGTTGACTGAAAAACAAAAAAACTATGCAATAAAAATTCTAAAAAAATATTCATCAATCTTATCTGCGGAATTTGGTGTAGATATTAATCCATTGTTAACTAATCCGGCAATGAAATTTCCTACAAGAGTAATTCCACAATCTCGAAATATTACTATTGAAAAAGATGAAAACTCAATCTCATATATTATTGCTAGATTCCCGTATGATAAAGAAATTATTGATAAGATTATCTTACACCGAAGAAATTCAACTGCATTAGATCGTAACGAAGTTAATTGGGATGCCGATAACAAATATTGGAAATTTGCATTAACCGAACAAAATATTTGTTTTTTATCATCATGGCAAAATTTTCAGATGGACGAAAAACTCCTAGAATACTTTAAAGAAATTGCTGCAATACAGCAGCAAATAGAAAATTATGTTCCAATGGTTACACTTGATAATAACAAAAAATTCATCTATAAAAATGTCTCAAAGAATATTCCTACTATAAATTCTGATAATTTAATTGAAGTATTATTGATTGCGAGGAAATATGGAGTAACCTGTTGG